TAGGGGATTGCAATGGTAACATTTGATACAAAACCCTACAGGCAAAAATTTGGCGGAATTTTTTTCCGCCGATTTTTGGATTCAAACTTGAAATTCGATACGGGCGGGTGATCTGTCCATCACAGTAGCGGTAAAGTCTCTTGCCTTTAGTTTTTTTCCAAGGTGAATGGCACCCTTCTTAGGGTTGGATACACCACAGGTAAAGACATCACAGACTGCCATCTGTTTCTCTGGCCAAGTGTGAATTGACATATGCGACTCAGCAAGAAGGGTGACTGCTGTCACACCCTGAGGTTGAAACTTGTGAGTAACAGTATTCAGATGAGTTGCACCCATTTTTCTGGTTGCTTCACCTAAAATAATACGAATAAATTCTTCATCATCAAGAAGAAATTCATCACAGTCATACAGCGTGAAAAGTACGTGCTTCATCGCATTAGGTCCAGTCAATGTCAGGGAAGGCACTTTCAGCAATCTCCTTTGAGATATTATATTTCTCTTCCAGTTTACCTTGTCCTGCGAGAATGACAACCTCTGCGTCCGATTTATGAATAGATGATAACAATTTGACGTATGCTTGTCGCACCTGTTCGGTTGTTCCCTTCATTTTTCCTCCACCCTCAGTCAAATATCCAATTTTTAGATACTCATCATAAAGGTTGGAAGGGGGATTTTCCATTTCCATATAGTTTGCCTCAGGAAATTCGGCAAACTTCATGTCTGGATGAAAATTCAGAATCAAAATAGTACGAAGTGCAGATGTATCGTACTTTTGCAAATTTGAAACTTTAGTTTCAGTTTTTCTTGCTCTTGATACTTTTTCAAGAACTTCATATACAAGTGGTGGTGCTTTTTTAGTTGCCATCTTCCTCTACCTCATCAGTTTTCTTGTTGAATCCAAATGGGGCAAGTTTACTTTCAACTCTTTTTTTCATTGCAACCCCAGCAAGAGACTCCATTACCTTGAGAATGTCCTCTGACTTAGCATCTTCACCCAGTTCTTTGGCAACATACCAGTACTTAGGCCAAAACTCTTCGCCTGCACTCTTGTATTCATCCAGCGAAATAGATTTCATTTCTTCCTCCTATCCCACTGAATCTGAGGGAATGCTTCGGAGACAACTGCCTTAGTGACACGATACTTATCTTGAAGTGCTTTATCTTTGACAAGACAGATCAATTCTGCTTCATCCTTGTGAAGATTCTCAAGCAATTGAATGAACAAAGTTTCTCTACGAATCCTGTTCAGTTTTGGTTCTCCCCCCACAATAAAGCGGTACAGACCTTTGAACTCTTTGAAGAGACGAGTGTGATCTGTACCTACAGGTGCTTCATTAGGAGTATAAGGGACTTCTCCTTCAGGTATAGCACTTGTGAGACTCTCATCAAAATTCCAAATAAGAATTGATCTCAGAGCATCACTGTTGTACCTCTGTAAAAGTTCTACCTTCTCCTTTTTTGTTTTTGCATTAGAAACCTTTTGCAAGACTTCTGTAATAAGCAATTCAGCCAAGGGTAATTCTTTCCTTGTTTTTGTAGTCATTGTAATTTACCTCAAATGTAATCAGTCTTCAAAGTATTCGTCCTCAGATTCAAACCTAACAGTAAGAAGTTGATTTGGAATAATCTTTCCTTCAGAATCATAAAATTCTGGGTGGTTCGCTTGGAATGATTGCTTCATCGCGAAGTGTTCCAGATAATAGTTGTGTCCAACCCATCCTAACACACCTCCCAATAAAAATCCTCCGATTGTGATCAATACTGAAAATACCAGTACCGTCGAAACTAATGTGACTTCCATGATCCCTCTCCAGGTTACTCTATCTTGTCCATTCCAAACAAAACAGTGAACCTTCTGGAAAAAAGAGTAACCGTTTGCTTGAAAGAAAATACTGTTGTGTCTTCTTCTGGTTCTTCCTCCCTGTTAGATGAGATCATGATCTCTACACCTTTATTTAGATGTATACCTGGACTTCCTGTTTTTTGATCCTTTTTTCCTTCCTGGTTTCCTTTCTTGCTCATAACGAGTGGTGTCTTCAACGAGTTGATTTAGATACTTTCTAATTTTTCTGGCGTGAGGTTTAGGAAGATGTCCATATGCTTCTCTAAGCATTTTGTGTTCTCTGTCTTGACCACCTTGAATGTACTCATCAAGGTCATTGATTAGAGATTGAATATGTGAAAATGTGGTTGATCCTAAAACTTCTCTAGTCTTTACTCCAGTTAATTTGTAGTGTTTGAGCATAGAATACATGTTGACAAGATACTTGTCATGTTCAAATGCTTCATCGATAGATCGTTCGATAAGATAAAGAAGTTCATCCATTGGACTAAATGATTTTGCGTTCCTTTAGATACTTCACAGTTTCAGTACATCCCCCGATTCGAGTGTCATCAACAACAACTTGTGGAAATGTAGATCCTGCTCCAAACTCTTCAATAAATTCGTTTTTGGTGAAGTCTCTTTCTAATTTATATTCAACGTGCCTCATCTCAGAGAGTTGAAGCAGTTGAACAACTTTGGTGCAGTATGGGCACCCGTCTTTACTGTAAACTATAAAGCTCATTTGCTACTGTTTCTTGAATAAGTGCGAGTTTCCACTGGAGATCTTCGATACTCCAGTTATTATAGGTGCCGTCCCTATATTGAGCATCTAGTAACTCAGGGTCAGCGTCAGTATATTCAAACAGATTGAACAGAAGTTCCTTGATAAGAGAATCTTTATCCATGGTCTGCTGGGATGCCTCCTGAGGTTTTGAGTATCGTATCACACCAAACTGGTGTAGTCAATAGTAGACGTGAGAATATTTAGTCAACTTTTTTCATAAAATGATTCGCAAGCATATTGTTCGCGATAAAGAACATCTCTTCTGCTTGAGGAGACAAATTACCTTGGAATGCATTGAACAATTGCTGATACCTCAGATTGATTTCAAACTCAGTATGATTCTTGAGTCCAACCTCAGTTGCCCAACGACAAATTACACGCTCGCCCGATGTAACGTCTTCAAATTTGACGTAACTTTCTGCAGGAAAGATTGCCATGAATCCTTTTGGAAGTTTGACAGTAGACTCCATACCTGCATTGACTACAATCATCTCACCACCTTCATAATCCTCAGGATTGGAAAGAGATAAAATAACACTGTATTCGCGAGTCATATCATCTTGATCAAAATCATCACGATGAAACTTCCACTCTTGACCATACTCTTGATTAGAGAAGTAAACAGCAGGTACAGATGTTTTCTGAGGAAGAACAGCGTTACGATAGAACTCATTCTCAGAGAAAGTCTTGAAGAAATATTGGTAGAACTGTTTCTCCATAGGATAATCTTCATCCTTTCCATCTTCTGCAAGATAAAGGAAACGATTAGCAGGATCAGCTTTCACACCAACCTTACGTGCTTTATCCAGAAACTCTTCACACTTTTCTGGATCTAGAATTCTTGTATTGAAAGACATAAAAAAAAGGGTCCGAAGACCCTTAGTATATCACATAGAATCAGACTTGTCCAGCAGCTGCCCAATCATCTTTGAAGATCTCCATTCCTTTGTCGGTAAGGATGTGATCATACATCTGATCAAACACTTTAGGTGGCAACGTGCAGATCTCAGCACCATTGTACCAAGAACGAACCGCACGTTGAACACTGCGGATAGATGCAGCAAGAACCTGAGTTTCCATACGATGGATACGATATAGTTCAGAGATCGATCGTACAACCTCCAGACCTGCCACTGACTGGTCGTCTAGGCGTCCTACAAAGGGCGAGACATAGGTTGCACCAGCCTTTGCCGCAAGGACTGCCTGAGCGGCACTGAAGATCAGTGTGACGTTGATCCTGATGCCTTCACCAGAAAGAGCTTTGCACACATGAAGACCCTCACGGGTACAAGGAAGTTTGATCGTAGCAACATCACCAAATTCTTTTGCGAGTTTATATCCCTCAGCATACATTTGGTCGAAGTCACCCATGACTTCCATACTAATATCTTGAATACCAATATCTTTGATGTGGTGGTAGACATCTCTAGGATCTCTACCACTCTTCATAATCAAAGTAGGATTAGTAGTGACACCATCGATCAATCCAGTGTCAGAATATCGTTCAATAGCAAGAGTGTCAGCGGTGTCAAGAAAAATTTTCATTAGTTTACGTGTACTGTACCAATCATACCTGCCCCCTTGTGAGGACCACACCAGTATGTGTAGTCACCTGCTTCTGTAAAGGTGACATCAAACTCTTCACCTGGCATCATAGCGAGTGCTTCGTGAGAAATTTCTGGGTGATCTTCCACTACCACGTTATGTGGAGGAAGCATGTTGTTTATAAAGTGAACTGATTCACCTGCTGAGATTGTAACATCCGCTGGGTCAAAAATCAAGTTACCACCTGATCCCATCTGAACATCTACAGCCCAAGCAGGTGCAGCAAGAAAGAGTGTAGCAAGAAAAGCAAAAAAGAACTTCATATTTGTGTATGAAACTACACTATCTATGAGGTTCTTCTTTGTTTTTATTTTGTTTGTTTTGATACTCTGACGGAGGTTTCCAGTCTTTTTGTGGACGGAATAAGTTGGGGAAAGTGTCTTGAACAATTTCCCTCAACTTGTAAGGCATATCGTCAGAGAGCATTGCCTCTAGGAAGAACTTCCTCAGGAAAAACAAAGTTTTCATGTGGTTGGTCTACTGGTGCCAACCAGGCACGAAGACCTTCGTTCAGGAGAATGTTCTTGGTGTAGAACGTCTCGAATTCTGGATCTTCTGCTGCTCTAACTTCCTGACTTACGAAATCATATGCACGAAGGTTGAGTGCCAGTCCGATGATCCCGATAGAGGAAGTCCAAAGACCCATGACAGGAACAAACAGCATGAAAAAATGCAACCAACGCTTATTACTAAACGCAATACCGAAAATTTGCGACCAAAAACGATTGGCAGTAACCATTGAATAAGTTTCTTCTTCTTGGGTGCTGTCAAAAGCTTTGAAAGTATTTGCTTGCTCACCATCTTCATACAAAGTATTCTCTACAGTCACACCATGGATTGCTGACAGCAGAGCACCACCGAGGATACCAGCAACTCCCATCATATGGAACGGGTTGAGCGTCCAGTTGTGGAAGCCCTGTAGGAAGAGTAGGAATCTAAATATCGCAGCAACACCAAACGACGGCGCAAAGAACCAGGAGGACTGTCCGAGAGGATAGATGAGAAACACACTGACAAAAACAGCGATAGGCCCAGAAAACGCGATAGCATTGTATGGTCTAATCCCTACGAGACGACTGATTTCAAACTGCCGAAGCATAAATCCTATGAGAGCAAAGGCTCCGTGGAGCGCCACAAAATTCCAGAGTCCCCCCAACTGGAACCACCTGACAAGGCTGCCTTGAGACTCAGGACCCCAAAGTAGAAGAAGAGAATGACCCATAGCGTCAGCAGGCGTTGACACAGCTGCCGTGAGGAAATTAGCACCCTCAAGATAACTACTTGCGAGTCCGTGAGTGTACCAGCTTGTAACAAACGTCGTGCCAGTAAGCCAGCCACCAATTGCCATATAAGCAGTGGGAAAAAGAAGGAGTCCAGACCAACCCACAAAGACAAAGCGATCTCGTTTAAGCCAGTCATCAAGGACATCGAACCATCCCCTCCTAGGTAATTGTAGTGTACTTGTTGTCATTTATTGAACCCCATATTTGTCGAGAAGTTTTCTAATGTTTTGTGTGATTTGCATTCCACCTACGTAGGTTTCAAGTTTTTCTTCGAGATCATTGATAACTACCAAGGTTGGTGTAGCACCATCCATATATCTTTTTGCTAATTCAAAGTTTTCTTCTGGAGCACCTAGGTCAAGTGAAATCTCTTCGACAATTGATACCCTAGGATCTCCAATTGATCTAAAATATTTTTTTACCAGTCCACAAGGACCACATGCATCTTTCGAAAACATGTAAAATTTTGGAATTGTTGTACTCATGACATGTTCTTCTGGTTCTAAGTTGCCGATCATAGCAGTGTAACACAAATCAACGGAAAAAAATAGGGGACCGAAGTCCCCTTAGTTGTTTTTCTAATAAACGTTGTTTATTAGGAATCCAAGTATCAACCGATTGCAGGTGCTTGGAGTGCCACAGGAGTGGACTCAGCAGCAGCAAGGTCAAGTGGGAAGTTGTGAGCATTACGCTCGTGCATGACTTCCATACCCAGACCAGCACGGTTGAGAACATCTGCCCAGGTGTTGATCACTTTACCCTGACTATCAACGATAGACTGGTTGAAGTTGAAACCATTCAGGTTGAATGCCATGGTGCTAACACCAAGAGCAGTGAACCAGATACCGACAACAGGCCATGCTGCGAGGAAGAAGTGCAGCGAACGGGAGTTGTTGAAG